CGTCATTGGTTTTAGTATAGGAAACTCAGGATAAGGAATATCCTTTGCATCTTGTGCTCTACAAACATCTTGATGATATTTGTCTACAGCCATATTACGGTTTTGTTCTACTATACATTGTGCTTGACTAAGCAATTCGGCTCGTATTTCAAAGCCTGATTTATTCTCTGACATAATTTTCTCCTGTGTGTGTGTCAAGTCCAAATTTATTTTGGACATACTATATATACAAAAGGTATTAGTCCTTCTTTACTTATGGTTAGACATAAAGTATTATAAATACTAATAAGACAAGGTAACTAATATGGCATATTCAAAAAAGGTAGTAGATAGATTTAATGATGTTTTAAATAACCCAAAATCACATGGAGTTGGCAGGTTCGATCCTAAAGACCCAAATGTTGCTACAGGCATGACGGGAGCACCGGCATGTGGAGATGTTATGAAGTTAGATTTAAAAGTAAATCCAGATACTGATGTTATTGAAGATGTAAAGTTCAAAACATACGGTTGTGGAAGTGCTATTGCTAGTTCTACAATGTTTGTGGAAATGTTAAAGGGTATTACAATGACTCAGGCTTTAGAAATTAAAGATAAAGACATTGCAGAAGCTTTAGAATTACCACCTATTAAATTACATTGTTCTGTATTAGCAGAAGATAGTATTAAAAGAGCCCTACAAGATTGGGACGAAAAAAAGAAACATAGAAATCATAATAGGGGGCCTGAATGATAGAATGGACCGATGAAGCAATGGAACAAGTGATTGAAAGATTAGAAAAGAAAAAATCACCTGGTATTAGATTAGCATTGTTAGGCGGTGGTTGTGCAGGCTTTAAATATGATTTTAATTATGCTGATGGACCTAATAACGATCAGGATGAGGAACTAGACTTTGGAAAATTCAAAATGTGGATATGTCCTATGTCGGCAGGTTACTTAGCTGGTACAGTTATTGGATGGCGAGTAGAAGGATTGGTAGAAGAATTTACATTTTGGAATCCAGCAGAATCTAGCGCTTGTGGTTGTGGAGAAAGCGTAGGATTTTAATGATGGAGATAAAAAATGGCAAAAACATGGAGTGGAAAACTCACACATAGTGGTGTAAAGAAAGCAACATCACAGGGCGTCGGAGGAAGAGGTAGAAAAGTTAAACTTGCTACTTCCACGATGAATAAAAACAGAAAAAGAAGTTATAAAAAGTACAGAGGACAAGGTAGATGACAACAACCAATATTACGAATGTTTCAGAAGCATCGTGGAGTAATGCTAACCCAAATGAGTTAGACTATTTGCGTCCTAACGCATTTAAATTTCAGATACATAACATTCCTAATACAAGTTACTTCTGTAACGCTGCTAACATACCAGAAATGAATTTGCCACCTGCAATTCAACCCAATCCTTTAGTAGATATAGGACACCCAGGCGATAAAATAGAATTTGGTACTTTAATGATACGATTCCTCATACAAGAGGACATGAAAAATTATAAAGAACTATATGATTGGATGGTAGGCCTAGGTTTCCCTAAAGACAGCAAGCAATTTGCAGAATATACAAAAACACAAAACTATAGGTTCCCAGATATATCACCTGAGAGCTCACAAGGGTTAGGACAGTATAGTGATGCTACACTTACCCTATTAGATTCAAACAACAACGCAAAAGTGGTAATTAGTTTCGTCGATGCTTTCCCTACAAGTTTACAGGGTTTGGATTTTGAGATAGTAACAGGCAGTACAGATTATATGATGGGTGTTGCTATGTTTAAGTACTCATTATTTGAAATCGAAGTCTTATAATACCAAAAGGTACAATAACTAGTTGACTCTTACATAGCAAGAGTCTATAATGTATATATTATGATAACTCTAAAAGAACTACAAGACATGTGGCAAGAAGACTGTAAGGTTGATGAACTTAACCTTGGACAGGAGTCTACACGCATACCAGAACTACATTCTAAGTATCTTAACCATTTATCTACACTAAGACTACAATGTCGCAGATCCCAAAGTGAATTATTTAAAATGAGAAGGCTGAAGTGGAAGTATTATCGAGGTGAGTTAGATCAAAAGGAATTGAATGAAAGAGGCTGGGATCAGTACTTAGGTAACGCTCCTCTTAATAATCAGATGAATGAGTTCTTAGACACAGACGAAGATGTTATTAAATTAACCGATAAATTGGAGTATTTAAACACTTGTTTGACCCTGTGTGAGAGTGTTATGAAGTCGATTTCTAGTCGTTCTTTTGATATTAAAAACGCAATTGAATGGACTAAGTTTACAAACGGGTCTTACTAGTGAAAAATATTTGGCCGGTATCTAGGAGCAAAAAAAGTTGATCAAGGTTTCTAAAAAAGACGAAGTACATATTAGTGTAGATACAGATCCAAGTACTGCACAAGAGATATGTGACTTCTTTACTTTTGAAATACCTGGTGCCAAGTTTATGCCTCTATACAAGAAGAAAGTATGGGACGGCAAAGCAAGATTGTTTAATATATACAACCGAGAATTATACATAGGTCTTTTGCCTTACTTGAAAGAGTTTGCAGAAACCTTAGAGTATAATATAGAAGTAAACATGCCTGACATAGGCGAAACCATAGACATAGATAGATTTACTAATGAATTGAGGTTACAATCCAATGGAAAACAAATCGAAATTAGAGATTATCAGAAAGAAGCGGTTACAAAGGCAATTAATGTTGGGAGAACTCTCCTCTTATCTCCAACTGCTTCTGGGAAGTCTCTTATTATTTATAGCCTTATCCGTTATCACCAACTGAAAGGTAGAAAGCAACTAGTAATTGTGCCTACTACATCTTTGGTAGAACAAATGTATGGAGACTTTCAGGACTATGCTACGGCAGACACTTGGCAAGTAACAGAAAATTGTCATAGGATATATGGTGGTAAAGAAAAAACAAATGAATATCCTATAACAATAAGTACATGGCAATCTATATACAAGTATCCTAAAAAATGGTTTGAACAATTTGAAGTAGTATATGGAGATGAGGCACACTTGTTTAAAGCAAAATCATTAACAACATTAATGAACAAGCTTACAAACACACCTTTTAGAATAGGAACAACAGGTACATTAGATGGAACTAAGACACATAGGCTTGTACTAGAAGGTGTGTTTGGACAAGTACACAAGGTTACAACTACTAAAAAATTAATGGACGATAAGCAACTAGCCACATTAAAAATTTTATGTTGTATGATTAACTGGAAGGACGCACATAGAAAAGAAGTAAAGGGTATGACTTACCAAGAAGAAATAGATTGGATAGTAACACACCCAGATCGTAATGAAATTATAAGAAAATTAACTGTTGCACAAGACGGTAACACACTTGTTCTATTTCAATTTGTAGAAAAGCATGGTACAGTATTACATGAAATGATAAGCAAAACAGTTAAAGAAAACAGAAAAGTATTCTTTGTATATGGTGGCACAGATACAGAGGTAAGAGAAGAAATAAGAGCTATTACAGAAACACAAAACGATGCTATCATCATTGCCTCATACGGCACATTTTCAACGGGTATAAATATAAGGAACCTTCATAATATTGTGTTTGCCTCGCCTAGTAAGAGTAGAATAAGAAACTTACAGAGTATAGGACGAGGACTTCGTAAAGGAGAGAACAAAGTATCATGTAATCTTTTTGATATTGGTGATGATTTAGCGTGGAAGTCTAAAAAGAATTACACACTTAACCACTTAATAGAGAGGATCAAGATTTATAACGAAGAAGGTTTCGATTATAAACTTGTTAAATTAGATGTCTGATATAAGCATATTAAAATTAATGGACGGCACTACAATCGTAGGCAGACTAACACAAGACGGAGATCTTGTAGAAATAGAACATCCAATAGAATTGGTGTCTAATATAACACCTGTTGGAAATATATTAGGTGAGCAAGTAAGTTTAAGACCTTATGTTGCTATAGCACAAGAACATATTTTTACTATAGAAAGATATAATGTTATTAATATATCTACTCTACAGGAAAATTTTGTTGACGGCTATGAAAGAATGGTAGAAAATATTTATTTCAGAGAACAACAATGGGACGGTGACTTAATGTCAGAGGAACCAGACTTAGATATAGATACAATGACAGAACTTGCAGATGCAATTATAAAGAAACAAATACATTAGGAGTATATTATGGCAAAAAGACGTGACCCTAACTCGGCACACTATATAGACAACAAGGAGTTCCTTGTAAAGATTAGTGCTTACCGAGAGGAAAGAATTGAAGCAGAAGAGAGTGGAGATGAAAGACCACAAGTAACAAATTATATAGGCGAGTGCTTTGTTAAAATAGCAAATCATTTAGCATATAAATCTAACTTTGTAAACTATACATTTAGAGATGAAATGATTTTAGATGGTATTGAAAACTGTCTTACATATATGGATAACTTTGATCCAGCAAAATCTAAAAATCCTTTTGCATACTTTACACAAATCACATACTACGCTTTCATTAGGCGTATCCAAAAAGAAAAAAGACAAATGGAAACTAAGTTCAAATATATTAAGAGCTTAGATATAGATCAAATCTTAGAACAAAGCGCAGACGGAAGTGAACACTCTAATGATTACCTAAGTTATATGAGAGGCATGATTGAGCAAGCAGAGGCAGATAATGCTAAAGCTGACGCAGCTAACGCAGGTAAAAAGATGCCTAAGCGTAGACCTAAATACTTAGATGAAAAAATTAAGGCAGAGGAAGCAGCAGCTAAGGCAGAGGAAGATGCGAAAAGCTAGTAAAGATATAAAAGGATTTTATGAGTGGGACTTTACAGACATTGTTGCTGAACTTCCTGACAAAGGTAAACTTATAGAAATAGGTTCTTATGTAGGCAAGTCTGCGGTATCTTGGGCTGAAGCATTTGAAAAGGCAGGTAAGGATTATACTATACATTGTGTTGAAGTATTTGTAGGTATAGGTAATACAGGTAGAGCTTCAGTAATGAATGAAGAATTAAAAACATTTCTGGATAGTTTAATGTGTACTGCTGAAGAACAAGAACAACAGTTTATAGAGAATACAAAGGGCTGGAATATAACATACGAAAAGAAACACTTTACAGAAGATTTTGAATTGGCAGAGGAGTATACAGTACTATGGTATGATGCTAATCATTCAGAACAATCTGTAACAACAGCAATTAATTATTGGCAGGACAAAGTACAAACAATGGTTATTGATTGTTATGATACGGTTCATCCAGAGACTATGACAGCAATAGATACATCTGGTTTAAACTTTAAACTATTTGAATTTAACAAGGGAACAAAGGGGATAGCATTATTTGGTTGAAAAGGTCAACCAAAAGCGCTAAGAGTAGGTTGATTCTTACTTCACCCTTATATATAATATCATATTATGAAACTGAGATACAGCGAAGCATTTTATAGCATACAAGGCGAAGGTAGATTTGTAGGAGTACCTAGTGTATTCTTAAGAGTCTTTGGCTGTAACTTTGAATGCGCTGGTTTCGGACAAGAGCGTGGCAAGTATATTGCTACAGACCAAATGCCTTATATGACAGATCCTAAAGGCGATAAAAATCACCCAGAAGCTTATAAAGATATTTCAGAACTGCCTGTCACGCCTGTAGGTTGTGATAGTTCTGCTTCTTGGGCTATGAAATATAAACATTTACAAATGACTAAGACTGTTGATGAGGTATATGAACACATTATAAGTCTTTTACCTAATGGAAGATTTGATGAGAAGAATGATATACATTTGGTTATTACAGGTGGAGAACCTTTACTCGGTTGGCAAAGAGTATGGCCTGAATTAATTAAAATGTGTATGGAAGTAGGTTTGACTAATGTAACATTTGAAACTAATGGAACACAATTAATTAAACCTGAACTAGCAAACTTCTTTAATGAAAATTATAAGGGTATACATGTAACTTGGAGTACATCTCCTAAGTTAAGTCTTAGTGGTGAGAAGAATGAAGATGCTTTAATACCTGACGCACTTGTTACAATGAACCAGGTTGTTAATTCTCACTTGTATAATAAATTTGTCGTTAGAGACATAACAGACTTCGAAGAAGTTGATAAGTTTTATCTAACTTATCAGAAAAGTGGCGTACAAATAGATGCTGTTTACTGTATGCCAGAAGGCGCTACACTAGAACAACAAACACTAACTGCTAAAGGCGTAGCAGAGGCTTGTATGAAAACAGGATACAAGTTTAGCCCTCGATTACATATCGATTTATTTGGCAACGCTTGGGGTACATGATGAAATGGAAACAAATTAAAGAAACATTATGGGGACAAAATCCTCAGCAAGAAATTGATACTTGGAAAGATCCAGATCCAGATGATGTAACAATAGATAATGCTTACAAAACAAGATGGATTTGGTACCATACAATCCTAGCAGTAGAATTATTTCTAGTAGTTATTATTCAACTGTTAATACTATTTTTATTGGCGGTAAAACTATGACAGGTGACGCAACAAAACTTTATATATCGTGGGAAGATGTTAATGAATTAGTCTTTAAATTATTTAAAGAGTTAGGAAAACAAGATATAGACAAAGTGGTAGGCATATCAAGAGGTGGATTAATACCTGGTGTTATGCTTTCACATTGGCTAGGCGCTGGCTTTGAACCACTTGAATGGCAAACTAGAGATGGTGAGTTTCAAGATAAGATTAAAGCTAACGGATTCAACAAAAATTTAAAGGGCACTATTTTTGTTGATGATATATGTGATAGTGCCTTAACAATAAAACAGATCAAGGAAATTATTCCAAACAGCAGGTGGGCTGTATTACACCAAAAAGCAGACATAGAGCTTGACTTTGTAGGCGAAAGACTGCATAATAACGACAAAAGATGGATAGTTTACCCTTGGGAAACATAATCTCATACAGGAGACAAAATGATTAGTGAAGAGATAAAAGCTAGGTTACTAGAAACAGGACAAAGATTCCATGCGTCTGATAATATATCAGATGTTCTAGAGCCAGGCGATAAAGATAAATTGATTGATGAATTGGCTGGCAAGTTCCATGATGTTCTAAAGTCATTAGTAATTGATGTAGAAGGCGACCCTAACAGTATAGACACTGGTAGGCGTATGGCAAAAATGTATATAAACGAAATTATGTCAGGTAGATATAATAAAATGCCAGACCCTAACAGTTTTCCTAACTATGTAGAAGATGGTTATGAAGGTATGTTGGTTGTGAGAAGTGAATTGAAAAGTGTATGTTCTCATCATCACCAAGCAGTTCGAGGCACAGCATACATAGGACTTATTGCAGGAGATAAACTATTAGGTCTAAGTAAGTACACAAGGATTGCACAATGGTGTGCTATGCGTGGTACATTACAAGAAGAACTTAATGTTATGATTGCTAATAAGATACAAGAACATACAGGTGCTGAACATGTAGGTGTTTATGTACAAGCAACGCATGGTTGTTGTGAGAACAGAGGCATTAAGGCACATAGTTCCTTAACACAGACAACTGTATTAAGAGGCGGATTTAAAAATTCAGACTTGAAGAAAGAATTTTTCGATAACATTAAATTACAACAAGAGTTTGCACCAAGATAATGAATATTAATGGTAAACATGTAGTCGTTGATTTAGAAACACTTAGTACACATGCAGATGCATGTATTGTTTCTATTGGTGCAGTGCTTATTGACAACTTAGAAATCTCAGATACATTTTATATTAATGTTGATGGTAGAACTTGTAAAGAAGCAGGACTACATATAGAACCTGATACAATAAAATGGTGGGGCGAACAAAGTAAAGAGGCACAAGAAGCTTGGCAAAAGAATCCTGTTCCATTACAAGAAGCAATTGATAAATTTACATTATGGTATGGCAAAGAGTCTATTCCTATTTGGGGGTACGGTGCTAACTTTGATGTAGTAATATTAGAGAGTGCTTATAGAGCCTTGAACATGCCTTTCCCTTGGAAGTTCTGGGACATCTCTTGTTTAAGAACAATAATGAATGTCTTAGATAAAAGATTACCTAAGGCAAACAATCACAATGCGTTAGATGATGCTACGGCAGAGGCGAAAGTATTAATTGAGATATTAAAATCATGAGTAGAAAATTAGATTATGTAGTTTCAGGCACAAGTTATATGAGGTTTAGTAACCCAGGTATAGCTAAAGACGAAACGAATTCAAGCATTATTAATGTGCTTATAGACAAGCTGGTAACAGATGTTCACAGTCATAAATTTAGTATGTTATATAACGGACATACAGAGTCCAGTTTTGGAGATAGATTTACAGCATATAAGGATCATGTACATGAGATACATGCAGACTCAGGTGGACTACAAATTGTTACTCAAGGTATGACTATTACAGATGAATTAAAAGATAAAGTATATGAGAACCAGGCAAAGTGGGCTGATGTAGGTATGTGCTTTGATGAGATACCTGTAGTCCTTACAGGAGATAGATCAGATAGAAACGATACAAAAGCTAGGTTCTTTGACTTTGAAAATTATGAAGAACTAGCTCGTAAGACAGGTAGAAATGTTAAACGACAATTAGAAATATTTGAAAAGAATGATAGTAAGTGTAAACCTTATATTATTCTACAAGGTAATTGTGTTGATACATATCTTAGATGGTATGAACTTCTAATGGAGGAAGTACCTGCAGAATGGCATGATAGAATTGGTGGTGTAGCAATGGGAGCAGCAGCTCTAGGCACAGGTCCACTTGAAGATGTTAAACGAGCCTTTATTGCTAGTGAGATTGCTAAGGTATGGCCACAAGAAACTATGCACCTACATGTATTAGGAGTAGGTAGTATTAGGCGTATGATTCCTTATCTAGTCTTTTGTCAGAACGGTTTGTATGACAATGTAGAAATATCTTATGACTCTACTACACATAGCAGGGCGGTTGAGACAGGTTTATACTACATGGGACAAGGCACAACTAAGTTCAGTAGAAAAATGTCTAATTTGTATCGAGAAATGTACGATAATGTGCAGGAAACGATCCAATTAGGCGTAGAATTAGACGAATTTCACACCATTATGAACACACCTAGCATGAAGGCAAAAGAGAAATATGGCAATTTAAACAAGTGGATCTATGTTAGAACAGCATTTATCCTTATGTCCATTAGAAACTTTATGGGGCATCTAGAACAGATGATGAATGACAAAGAAACCTTATTGAAGTTTACGGGTAAGATGAAACTTGACGGACAGTTCAGGAACCTCTATAATGTAACTAATCGTGAGCAGTTTGATGCTTGGGAAAATAACCAGTACTTAGGTGGTAGTATGAAATCAATGGCAGTAGGCACAGAAGCACCTAGTAGTTTAGAGGACTTATTTGAATGAATATATTTTTACTTAATGAAAATCCATTGTTGTGTGCAGAACAACATTGTGATAAACATGTTGTTAAAATGGTAATTGAATATGCACAGCTTATGTCTACAGCACATAGGTACTTAGACGGAGAATTATATGGAGAGCTTACAGACAAAGGTAGAAAAATTAAAAGGTGGCGACATCCAAACTCTAACATGGAGTCTACTTTATACAAGGCCAGTCATGTCAACCATCCAGATGGTTTGTGGGTTAGAAATAGTAATGCCAATTACGATTATCTATATGATCTATGGTTTAAATTATGTAAAGAATATACTCACAGGTATGGTAGGTTACACTTAACACAAGAAAAATTAGAACACTTACTTAGGTAT